CCCCACGGTCTCATAACCGAAGGCATGGGAGCTCTGGTACCGCAGTTCCATCCTGGGCTTTTCCCCAGGATCTGCCGCATTGACCGTCCGATAGATCTCCAGCTTTCCGTCATCAAATGTCATTTTTCTTCCCTCCCATGACCTGGCTCATGAGCCTTTTGTTGAGTTCGTAGCGCAGGAAGCGCGGCATCCCCGTCTCGTTCACGTTCGCAGCACGCTTTCGGAAGAGCCAGGCCGCATAGTGCACCTGCACCATGCCGCTCTCCACGCTGTCATCCAGCTTGATCCCTTCCCGCCGGATCTCCCCTTCCGAAAGCTCCAGCAGCTTCCTGAGGTATTCGTCCTGTATATCCGTCATCAGCTGCAGATCCATCTTCAGGATGTCCAGCTGTTCTTCCCTTTTCATAGCTGCCCTTCCTCTCTATCTCATTCGGACTTCATTTTGTCTCTTCGGATGTATTCGCTTTGTCTTCCGGGAAAGTGGCGGCGGTCGTTGGTGCTTTTCCCGCTATGTTCAGGATCGCGAAGGCCTCCGCGATGACCGGCTTTCCGTCATACCTGGCCGTGCCCTTGAACACGGTCTGGTCTTCTAAGAACTTCACATGTTCGGACTGGCCCAGAGTGATCCCTTTTCTCTCGACCAGCTTATAGCTGCCCAGGTAGCCGAAGGCGATATCACCGTCCTCCATGAACTCCAGTTCCTCTAAAGCGCCCCCGATCACCGGCATGGTATCGGACATCCCGGACACGATGGCTGCTGCCATGTTGCTGCCCATGGCCTCCACTACCAGGTCCACGTGGGTGGACTTGTTCATGATCCACACCAGGCCTTCCTTGCTGTAATCATTGGCGATGGCTTTGGTAGCCTTTACGATCTCCTTAAAGAGGTCCACGCCTTTTTTTCCGGTCACAGTGATGAGGTTGCTGGTATGCAGGTCCTCCCATTCCCTCTCGGTCTCGGAATAACTATCCGGCTTCGTCTCCTGGGCCAGGCGGGTCACAAAGCCCAGAGGCATTTTCGCACCTTTTCCGTATACGATCGCCTTATCACAGGCTTTAGCGATAGCCGTGCCCAGAGCGTTCATGAGGCGCCCGGTCAGATCGGCGTCATTATCCTCTAAGATATAATTGCACACCTTGAAAAATCCGCCTACTTTAAAGCCGTCCATTTCCACATCCGTGAACCCTAAAGTCAGCTCGTTCAGTGTCCCGCACTGCTCCGTCCACACACCCTCCGGGTCTTCCCCAGCGATCACCATCCTGGCCGTTCCCGGCAGCACATCATGGCTTGTATACTTTAACAATTTCGATGTCCCGTATACGATCTGGTTCAGCATAGGCAGCATGATCTCCGGGATGATCAGCTCCGTGTTCCCCACTGCACGACGGTTCGAGATGACCTCCCTGGCTCTTGTGACAAATTCTTTTACTTCCGAACGGCTGAACATGCTCTCTCTCTCCTGGATGCTCATGTCCTCAAATCTCTTTCCTCTCATGGTCATGGTCCTTTCTCCCTTTCTTTCTGTCTGCGGCGCACCGGCTGCAGGTCCTGCGGGTGCTGCGGGTGCTACCGGCTGTGGCGGTACTGCGCTGCGCGCCTCTTCTTCCTTGATCTCGCCCTCGATCCGCTCGATCTCCCGCTCCAGCTCTCCCGTCTTCTGTTCATGTTCTTCTTTTTCCTTCTGGAAGGCTTCTGTCTGGTCCTCGACTTCCTTCCGCTCCTCTTCTGTGGTCTCCTCCGTCATCTCCTGGATCGCAGCCTCCAGTTCCGCTTCCCTCTTAGCGAAGTCCGCGTCCTGTCCCCGCAGCTCCTCCAGCTCTTTTTTCTTCTTGTCCAGTCTGCTCCTTAACAGCAATGCCCGTAATGCCATCTTCATTCTCCTTTCAGTCTTCCTAACATCCGTTCCCGCCAGGCTTCCAGGCTGCGCCTGCGCAGCGTCTCGATCTGGCTCTTCCTGGCACTCACGGAAGTCTCCGTGTATGCAGGGAAGGTCACAATGGATACTTCATACAGTTTCACTTTTTTGATGGTCCAGTGTACCTCGTTCCCACGGTCCTCGAACTCCTCATCCAGGATATCGAACCCAAAGCTACACTGATCCACGTCCCCGCGCTTCACCCTCTCATAAAGGTTCATGGCGTCCATATCGTTCCGGTTGATCCGAACCTCGCCCCACAGCCCCCGGCTGTCTGTCTTGAGCGTCAGGGTGCCGGCCCGGGTCCTTCCCAGCACCAGGCGTGTCTCATGGTCCGCTAAGCACCGGATGTCATCCGAGAGCGCTCCGTCAAAGGCTGTGTCCGCCACGCTCTCCGTGGCCCCTGGCCAAAGCTCATAGTCTGAGCCGAAGACGGCAAAATATCCGGAGATATAGAGGTCTTCGGAATCCTCCCGTGTCTCGAACTTCGATATCTTTCCTTTCATCTGCCGCATCTCATTTCCGCGTTCCTCACGCATCTTCCTCACCTCCCTGTATCAGTTTTTTCTGGTCCCCGATCATCCCCTGGGGGATATAGTTCTCTAAGATAATCAGCTCATCCAGGCCTTTTTTCGGTGACAGCCCGATCCAGTCCCGGACTTCGTTCCCGGCCATGATCCCTCTGGTGTAAAGGTTGCTCCCCACGTTCGACAGGGTGTTGATGTCATACGCGTACAGGGATCGCAGGTTGAACTTGAAATACCAGTCCGGACTCAGCAGGAGCTTCCGGGTGAGTTCCTGCTCCAGTGCGGCGCACAGCGTACGGATACGGGTATTGATGAAGTTGTTCCATTCCTTTTCATCGAACTGTCCTTCCCCCACCAGAAAAGACGGGATATCCAGGATGGCCGCCACGGTCCGTTTATCCAGCCGCACGGAATCCGGCAGGGCAATGTCATTTAAGGACAGCGGCCGGATCTCCTTGATATCGAACTGTTCCGCCGGGATCATCCATGGCTCTCCTGCCTCGGATGTCTCCAGGTAGCTCTCCAGCAGTTCCTTCCTGCCTTTCCGGTCGGCGAACTCCTCCGTTAGAGCATCCACCTTCACTACCATGGATGGCTTCCACTTGCTCTCCATAAAGCCTTTCTTTGTCTTGACCGCCTGTTTCAGGCTGTCCGCCACGGTCTTTAAGGCGGTCCGGTGCCCGGTCCCCTTCCATGGATAAGAGGGATCCGGATTGATGACGAAATGGAGTACCCCGTCCGGATCATATTCTTGTCCTTCATATAAGATCCGGTACCCGTATCCGTCCGGCAGAAAAGATACGCTCCCCGGTCTTGCCGGCACCAGGTCTTCCAGGTACCCGTCCTTTGTCACCGGGAACACCATGCTGTTCCCCTCTCCCTCCAAGAGGAGCGTGCGCACGACGGCGGAGATAAAGGTCTTCCGGGTCATGTACCGGTTCGGATGGATATCGATCTTCTTCGCCAGTTCATTCCGGATCCGCACGTCCCCGTTCTCTGTGTTCCCCATCAGATAAATGGTCATGCTGGAGATCAGGTCGCAGATCTTACCCACCCCTGCCATGATCTCCGGATTGTCGGCCAGGCTGGTATAGCCGCTGCAGCATAAGGTCTCATACGCCTCCATGCTGCACAGATAAGATACCGGCTCTGCACGGGTCTGTTTCTTTTTCTTCTTTGCCATGTCTCCTCCTTATGAAAACCATTCGCTCGCCTTCTGCTTCTTTTCGATATCGATCAGCATCTGCTTTGCCGCGATGACGTCCGCATCGAACAAGTCGATGCGCAGGTGCTTCTCCACTTTCTCGAACCGTACAAAGTCATCGCTGTCCTCAATAGCCTTCACGTTCTGGATGCAGTATTCATAGGCGCGGTTATGGCAGTAATAAAACCTCTGTTCCTTATACTTGTTCTCGATCTCGCGGAAGGCCTCCGTCTTCTCCACGTACCGCTGGGACTGATCCCGTACCCGGAATCCGGCTTTTTTCATCTTCAGGACGAACTCCCGGCTGTACCGTCTGTCATAACCAACCCACTTGATCTTAAAGCCCATTTTTTTCATTTTCAAAAACCACATCACCGGCTCCTCATAGTCGATGACGGTGCCGTTGCACAGGGTCAGCCATCCCTTTTCCTCCCACCAGAAGAATGGGATGCTGTCCTCATCGGCTTTCTGGGCTGCCAGCGCAGCTGGCATGAAGGCGTGGGTGATCGCGATATCGATATCCTTGTACCGGCCGTGAAGGGCCGTTCCTGTCAGGTCATGCATCAGGGAGAGGTCCGCCCCGCCGTACCAGGTCACCGGCAGCGCTGCCAGTTCCTCCAGGCTCCAGTCATACTTCTCATCCGATGCCTGCACGACTGCCATGTCAAAGTAAGTATCCACAGAGCTTGTGAAGACGTTCAGGGATTTTGCAAAGAAGTCCTTCCTCTGCTGCGGGTCGTTCTGGGCCTGCATCGCGTCGTTCATCATCTCTTCCGGACGGATAGACGCCCCATAAGCCGGGTTGGCCATCTCATGGACTGTAGGATCCAGGTAGTCGATGTATTCGCTCCCGTCCTCCCCCTTTTGGGGATCCGCTTCACAGATGAAGATGAAATACTGTTCATCCTCCACCTGTCCATCCAGGACGCGCTTGCAATACTTCACCCGGTTCGCTAAAAATCCATTGGGGTCATCTCCCGCCGTGGAGATGCCGATCATCAGCTTATTGGAATATGCCTTCATGGCCTCCTTGAACAGGTTGTACTGCTTCGGCCTCTTGAACGCGTGGATCTCATCCGCGATCGCTACGTTACAGTTGAAAGAGTCCTGGGCATCCGGGTTCGCAGCCAGGGCCTGCAGGCTGAAGAGGCCTCCTCCGATCTCGGCGCTGATGGAATGCTCGTTGTTGTTGTCGATGATCCGGAAAGTCTCCTCTTCTCCCATGCGGGTGATGTTGTATTTCAAGAACCCAAAGGTCTCCATGGTCTGCTTTTGCGCAGCGGCCACCACGTAGATCTTGGAACCGGACATCCGGTACAAAAGGCCCAGGGCATACGCCAGCCCTGCTGCAAAACTGGTCTTGACGTTCTTTCTAGGGATAAAGATGAGTGCTTCATGGAACCGGTTGACCTTTGTCCCTTTTATCTTGAACCCCAGCAGGTTATAAACGATGAACTTGTGGAAGTCCATCAAAAGGAACGGGGTCCCGCGCAGAGGCGTAGCGTCCCGCTTTTCTCCCTGCTGGTGACAGAGAGTGCTCTCGATGATGCGGATGCAGAACTCCGCGTCATTGGGGTCAAAGTCATAGGCCGGGTTCTTTAAGTCCTTTAGGAACCTTGCACAGCCCAGGATCCGGTATTTGTTCGCCCGGATCTTCCCCGACACCACACCCTTTGCATACCCCATGACGGCATCCCAGTTTTTATACTTCTCCATCTGCCTTCCGGAGCGCTTCTGCCAGTGCGCCGCCTTTCTTCTTTTCCAGTCCCTTTGTCTTTAAGAGCTTCAGCCCCTTCGGGGTCAGCCCCAGAACATTCTCCATCTCCGTCAGCTCCCTGCGCATGGTCTCCAGGGCAAGATAGAGTGCCGTCTTCCTCTGGTTCTTTGCCCCCGCCTTGTTCGTGTATACCTCTGTGATCTGGCAGTCGTTTTCATACCATTTTTCGTTCAATATGTCGTACTGCAGGCGCAGTTCCACGTACCTTTTGATAGGCGCCTCGAACTCACTTTTATATGTCCCAAGCGCCTCCATGCCGGCTTTTGTCTCCCGGTACAGCGCATTCCGCTTCCGGCTCATAGTCTGTTTTTTCACGGGTTTCCCCCCTTTTTCTTTTTTCCATCGGAGATGGAAGAACAGGTACTCCCCCAGTAGAGGAGCCTCAGGCCTCTTTTTCGGGACCAGGGGGGCTCTCCCGATAGATATGCACCTGCATCTCCTGGATATGGATGCTGCATCCATATGGCAGCATCGCTTCACAGCTCTCCTCCAGTACTCTCACCGGCATCGTGTCCGCCTGCTGCTGCAGGGTTTTGATCTGTCTGCCCAGTTCATTGACCAGATCGATCTGCCTGGTATCCCCGGACTTGACCGTGCCCTCCCGTAATGCCTTTAATAATTCATCCATGTCCTTTCCTCCAATCTTCCATCGGACGGATGAGACGCTGCAGCATCCGTCCTTCCTTTGTCAATTCTCCGGTCTTCCGGTTCTCTAACCGGTTGTGCGTGGCGCGGCTCACAGAGATCAGGTTCCAGTCCATCCATTCATACTCCGGGTATTCCTCTGCCGGATAGATATGGTGCACTGTGTCCGCGTCCCCGCTCCTGCCGTACATGGCTGCCACCCGGTCCCGGTAGCCGTCCAGCCGCAGGATGTGTGCCCGCTTCTTCTTCCATTTCCCTGACTGGTAATCCATCTTCCGCCTCCTGCCCATAGAAAGAGCGCCCAGCACTTCTGCTGGACGCTCTGATGTTCTATCTTCTTTTTTTCTGATTAAAAACCAGCCGCCAGGCTGTGACACCTGACGGCTGGAAAACAAAGGGGACTACATAAATGTAAGGGGATTATGAGCCGTTTGGTTCCGCCCAGTGGCTCTATTGTTAGTATAAAACGAATCCAACGAATAAAACGAACTATTTTCACTTTATCTTATATTTTTTCTATAATACACTAAAAAGGCACCTTCACTGAAAGGAAGGCGCCCTTATAAGTCAAAGGAATCACTTGAAAAAGGTATACCACAGTGTTATAATTCAATTGTCGAGAAAGAATTATAAACCAGCTGAACTGTGGTAACACTTTCAGCAAGTAACCAAGTACCTTGAGTGCTTGGTTTTTTATGTATAAGATTTCTCCTAAACATCATGAATTACATTATACTAATCGTTGCCGCCTGAGTTTGATACACCAACAAAATTACAACACCCAGTAGCCAAATTACAAAAAGGAGGATAGTCAACCTCCAAATGAGCCATTTGGTGTCGCCTACGGTATCTATTGTTAATATAACACAAACTACTTACACTTTATCTCATATTTTCCCGACGTCAAAAGGGCACGTTCCCGGAAAGGAATGCGCCCTTGTCTGCTCTAAACTGCTATCCTATCTATCACTTTCTTCTGTTACTCATCCTGCATTTATCTTCTCCAGCAGTGCCTCCCGGAGCACCTGAGAAAAATTGATATCCCTTGCCGTTGCCTCTTCATCCAGCCATTCCGGAATGCTTAATGTCTTCTTGACTGCCCTGCTGCTGTGCTTTCTTCTATATGCTTCCTGATCGAATTCTACGATGACCAGCACCCCGTCTTCTGTATCTACCTGATCCGCTTCCCTTGCAGCCGGTACCTCTTCTTTCCGCTTTATCCTATCTGTGAGTTCCAGGCCCAGCGCATCAACTGCCATCTCATACGCTTCCGCCATATCATCCCCCTCCGTCAGGCATTCCGGAAAGTCAGGGAATGATACCCAGTATCCTCCCTCTTCTGCCTTATGAAAAACAGCCGGATAAAATGTTTTTTTCATGCTTCCTACCTCCATACTCCTGCCGAAGGCAGGGCACTATCTCAGCCCTGCCTGTTTCAATATAGCCTGTTCCAGCCCCTTTTTCAAAGATCTGGAATGATAAGGTACGATCACTTGCTTTCCAGTCGCCTGGTTTCTCATTTTTACATGGGAACCATTTTGACTCACCTCTGCAAAGCCGTTGTCTTTCAGATGTTTTATCATCTCCTTTGAAGTCATTGGCATTTCCTCGTATCTCCTTTCCTTATCATATTTTTATTATATCACGTATTATTACGTATGTCAATCTTTTTTATACGTATTATCACGTGCACAAATAAGTGGCTGATGTATAGAATCTATTTTATCCCACACTTTTTTAAATATTTATCCCGTATCATCAAACGGGGATAGTCCGGACTGCTTTGATATCCTGTTTTGGCCGCGATCCGCTCCCAGGTCATTCCCTCCATGTAGAACATTCGGAACACGCACCGGGTCTGTCCGTCCTCTATCGATTCGATCCACATCTCTACCGCCCTGGCTCTCTTCCTCTTCTGCTCCAGGATCTTTTTTCTCTTCTCGAAGAGTTTCCAGTCCATGCCGACCACAGATTGTGCCCGTGGAAATCCTCTCTGATAATCAAACACGGTGCTGCTTATCAGGCCGCCTTCCCCTGTCTGCATCTCCTGAATCTCCATCTTCAGGACCGGGATCTCTCTTTTTATCTTTATGTAATCATCTAACATCTTCCTGGTCATCTTACTCTCCAACGGCCTCACCTCCTGCTGTCTATCCGAAAAATCCTCCCCACCATAAAATCCCCAAAGTGAGCAGACATCTGATACATGTTTGACCGAAACTCACTTTTCCGGCTCTGATCCGCCCGTTATTAGCAAAACTGTCCGCTATGCTGAACCCTAATAAAACTGCATATATGATCTGTGGTGCTCCCATCACACTTCTTCTCCTTCCTCTTTATCTGATCGTCTCATAAATCTCTTTCTTTTCGTTATAGTTCACAGCTACGGGACCTCCGCAGTCTATACAATTGATATCGAACATCTTTTCCTCTTTGTTGGTCATATATTCAAATTTTCTCCCGCACTGGCAATTCACCTGCAGCTGTTTCAATTCTTCTGTAAATGGGTGATATGCTCCGCATAGTTCACAATGATATCCTCCTATCTCTTTCTTTGTACAAAATCCTCTTGTATGCCCGCAGGAAGGGCACTTTAAATACAAGAATCCTTTGTATGTATACGCACCTCCCAGCTTCTTAGATGGTTCTTCTGAATCTTCTGGCTTTTCTTTCACTCTTGCTCTCGGTTGGATCTGCACCGGTATTCCTGGCAGCTGCTCCTTCACCAGTGTTTCCGACTGCTGCCCCTGGTCCATTCCATCTGCCTGCAGTAACTGCAGCACGATCGCTTTGAATACCTTTTCTCCCAGCTTCTTCTCTAAGTCTATCGCTACACTCTTACCTTCTGTCGTCACTCTTATCTTCATCCTATTTTCTCCTGTTCTATATGATATCGACGTTCCCAGGCTGCTATTGCCTCTTCTTCCGTTTTCTTTCTCCCTGTCTTTGCCCCGCAGTGGCAGCATATAATCTGATATACCTTTCCTCTTTTTGTGGGTATCTCTGCTGAGAACTTTTCTTTACAACCACAAAATGGGCATGGCTTTAACTTCGCATTACTCATGGCTCTCCTCCAATCTATCCTCAAATTCTTGATAGCACGCCGTACAGCCCAGAGTATCCACCAGACTACATGCTATGTACCCATCCTGATACACTGCCACATTGCACTTTAGACACTCCTTTACCTGGCAGCCTTTATATTTTGTAAACCCTGGGCAGTAATGGACCGGATAAAATATCCCGCCTCTACACCAGTGCGCCTGCTCTCCCGGCTTATCCCAGTTGCTCCAGGCAGTCCGTGGCGGCTTATCTGGATGAGCCTTGTCGTATGGCTCCACCTTTGCCCGGTAATCATCATAGCACTCACCGTATAGGCAACGACTTGACCACCAGTACAGGCAGCTCCGGCAGACACATTGGCCGCAATGTCGTATAGGTGTATTGTCTCTGGCCTGCATGTATTCTGATATTGATATTTGACCTGATCTCTTCATCCAAACATCATGTAATTCCTCGCATTCACCCTTTTTACTCAAATAAGGCTTTCTGCTCTGATATACCTCTTCTAATTGTCTCTCTGTTCTTTCACACAGTATTTCATACACCCCTATCTTTAAAACTTTCTCCCTTTAACCACTCGGTCAGACACTGCCGGCACCATTCATCCGGTACTGACCCTCCGCCTTGGATATTTACCAGTTTCTCACATTCCGGCTTATTTTCACTGTGGCAGAAATCAATCCCATCATCTATACCATGTTCCATAAAAAAATCAGCTATGCCCTCATCCGTCGCGAGCATACGCCTGATGTTATCACCTTTTGTCATGTTCTTTCCCTTCCCGACAGATATTCCGGATAATCAAAGATACTCATCTGTACCCCTTCCTGCTGCTCTGAGATCTGTCCCGTCTCTTCCCGTTCCGGTTCTCCCTGTCTCTGTTCCGCTTTTCCCCGATTCTGTTCCGTTTTTCCTCGATTCTGTTCCGGGAGGTACGGAAGGTTGAAATACCTGCAGGCAATCCACTGTGGCTGCCACTGCCTCGTTCCTCCAGCTTCTTGGTACAGCCTGCAGCAGAATCTTCTGTTCTCTCGGAAGAAGTTATCACACTCCGCGCATAGGTTCCGATAGTCGGTACCTCCGGAACGCTTATACATCTCACTGATCGCTCTCATGGCTATCACCTACGATTTTTACCGGGTGTCCGAGGGCCTGCTCTATCTCCGCAAAGGTCATTTCTTTCGGTTCTTCCCGTTCTTTCGGTGCTTCCCGGTCCCAGCACTCTGTGCAATGCCTTTTCTTGTCTTCGTCCGTTTCATCATCTAATGCTATACAATCGCTTTCTATCTCATATCCATATGTATCCGGGCAACCATTGCATCCTCCCCACCATTTTTCATTTACAAACGTGGGGAGTTCCTGTTGCAATTTTTCTCTAAATGTCATGTTCTTTCCCCCTTTTCAAATGCGATCTGATCCGGCTCCACATGTCTCCAGTCCTTTACCTCATCCAGCCGGTATTGGTAACTTTCCCGCCCGTTTACCTTTATGGCGATATATCCTCCGGTCTCTACAGATCCGTAATCCTTGCCATTTACATATAAATGGATCTCCTGCCCAGTCTTTTCTGCTATCTTCTCCAGGTTGTCCCTGATATTCCTGAGATACACCATGATATCCCCGTCTGTTTTTAACTTATCCATGTATTCCTCCTATCTTATGCTTCTGCAGATGCTCATGCACCTGCTCCCATAGTTCCCAGCATTTTACCGGTTTCCCATCATACTTTTTACCGCCGGATGCCGCCCAGTGGTCCAGCCAGCCATTCTTTACCGCCGATCCTATATGTGCCGGGGCGGACAGTTCCAGCTCTACCGGCTCCCGCAGGGCCTGAAGGCCTGCCAGCAGGGCTTTTATCTCCACTGCCGCCCGGGTGTCCCCAGGCCCCTTCTCCACCTGCTTCACAGATCTATGCGTTTTCCCGCTCTTATCCACATAGAGCAGGTTCGCTGTGGCTGTCTTTCCACATATCCGGATACTTATCTTCACTTTTTTCATGGCTGCCTCCTAAGAGAAAGGAAGGTCATCCATGGCCTCATCCGGGTAATGCATAAAACCATCCTCGTCCACCGGCACCGGCGTCACCGGTTCTTCTGCCTTCCTGCTCTCTGCAAATTCCTGGTCATCCACGATGACATCCGTGGTATATACCTTACGCCCCTCCCGATTCACATAGCTCCCCGTCTGGATCCGGCCGCTTACGGCCACTTTCATCCCCCGGCGGAAATATTTTGCGGCAAAATCCCCCTGTCTGCGGAAGGCCACACAGCGGACGAAATCCGCTTCTGCCTCCCCTTCCTTCTTCCGGGCCCGGTCCACGGCCAGGGTATAGGTCGTGATCATAAAGGGTTCCTCCCCCTGTGTATACCTGCTGTCCGGTTCCCTGGTCAGTCTTCCGATCAATACGACTCTGTTCATACGTTCTTCCCATACCTTTCATGTAATCTGTCCCATTCCGCGATCAGCTGCGGCGGGTATTTTCCCTGTTTTTTCCCTCCTTTGTCATCCAGGCCCCATTTCTTCATGTACTCCCTGACTGTCGTAGGAGACACGTCCATGCTCCTGGAGATCTGCAGCGCGTTCTTCCCTTCCAGAGCCAGCTGGTGCATCTCCTCCAGCTGTCCCAGGCTCATCCTCTGTCCCAGCTTCATCTTTTATCCTCCTCATCTGAAATCCTCATGGAAAAGTCCCAGGAAATCCTCATGGCTGTGATCCAGCTCATAGACCTGCTGGCACATTCGTTTCAGCATCCGGTCATAGTTCCGGTTCTGATGCACGGCCTCCGCCCCGTCGATATGATGGCGCAGGCACAGGTTCACTTTGAATCCCTGCTCCTCACTGATCTGCCTGCGTCCGCTCCCATAAAAGACATGATGGTCCTGCACCGGCTTTTCCCGGAAGTCCCCTTCCAGCAGCATACACAGGAAGCACTGTTTACAGGACTGGTCCTGTAGGATGCTCTTCCCATGCTTCTTTCTCTTTTTCTTCTTCCCCTGTTTGGGGTACATCAGCTCATTCACGCTTTCCTCCTGTCTGGATCCGGAATAGGGTATAATGCCGGTAAGGAAATCCGGTCACCTTGTTCCTTCCCTCAAAATATGATTCTTTATCTATGTACCAGCCCCTGGGCGCCTCCGGCTCTTTTGGCCAACGGTCCAGCTTTTCTTTCTCCGGCTCCGGCAGGGGCATGTTCCTAGAAACGGAGTAGTTTGCTTCTACGACCTTATGGTCCAGCACGCCCTTCTCGACATATTTCTCCTGGCTCTTTGCATCTTTCGTCAGATACTGGGCCAGTTTCTTGAAGTTCCCTTCCCGGTACAGCAGCTGCTTGTCCTTTACCCTGCCGTGCTTCCAGGCCGCCTCTATGATGATGTCCGTATCCGGGATCCGGTTCAGGGCTACATGGATGTGCCAGTTCCCGGTCGGGGTGCACTCGATGTTCCGGATCCAGCGCAGCTCCATGCCCCTTTTCTTGTATTCCTTCCCGGCGGCCAGATAAAACTCCCGAAAATCCGCCTTTGCCTGTTTCATATCTTTCGGCCGTCTGTCCTTTGGATAGGTCAGGGTGATGAGATAATCGTTCACCTTGAAATACTTCCGCAGGCGGTGCCTGGCCTTCTTCTCTTTGTTCCACTGGTTCACCTGGGCCACCTGCTCCGGGGTCGCCTTCTTCTTCACGCTCCTTTTCTCTCCTGGGGCCCCATACCTCCCGTCAAGGTATTCTTCCCGCTCGATCACATCCGCGAACTCATATGTTACCCGCTTCGTCTTCATATCTCATTCCCCTTGTGTTATCTCAAGTTTAATAGTCTTATCAAGTGATAAAAAGGGGATCTTCTCCCCATATATTGACATCTTTTTTTCATGATAGTAATATAGAATCGTACCCTGTAGCTCGGGGCGCCTTCTTTAGGAAAGGCAGGTTTCTTCGGTACCTGCCTTTCTTTGCACTGTATGATCCAGAAGAGCACACAGTTTCTGCCATTTTTTATTTTCTGATCCCTAATTTTTTTGAGGATATCTTGACATTTTTTAATGGCAGTGTTACTATACAGTCATGAGCTTCTTATCTTAATTTCTAAGCATCATAACCCTTGAGAAAAGGCGGCTGCTCCCTCGGTCTGCCTTTTCTTTTTTATATCAACAGCCTGAACGACGTAGTGCTGTCCCTCCGATGTTTGAATTCCCGGCGGGCCAGAAACCCGTCTTTTCCTGCGCAGCTCCCGCTGTACTGATCCGAAAGCTGGAAAGATTCCAGCGACAATGTGGTCAAGCCGTGTTTCTCTTTTACCTGCTCGATCTCCCGGAAGATCGGCTCGATGTCTGCCTGCAGGGTGCTAAATTTCTTCTGGGTCATATACGTTCACCTCTCTTTGCTCTGGATCATAGACCAGATAAAGGCTGTCCCCATTTTTATCTACCACTTTTGCACTTCTCCCGTTCATATATATCTTTACGCTCCCAGTCCGGAAATTCCCGTCTACCCATCTCCGAATCATTGCTTCTGCTATCGTACTGTACACTTGCATTTTCTCCTTTCTCCTGTTATTATGTATTTGACTATTTTGGTCTTGGGTCCTGTTTCGCGCCCCCGCTGACAGGGCCCTTTTATTTTCTTCCGGCTTGTCCAGCCCCAGTGCCTCCAAGCACCAGACCAGTGCAACTGCCTTCATGTTATTCTCCGGATCATTGCTCTTTGCAAGCTCTTCCGAAACGTGCCAGATCCCGGCCACTATTTCCTCTTCTACAAGCATGACTCTCATCTTATTCCTCTATCAATTCCTTAAATGTCCTTGCTGCTCCCCTGGAGACCGCAGTGCCTACCAGGAACACTACGATCGACCAGAGCGGAAGCTTATATACAAGGCACACCAGTATAAAAGCTATCACTGCATGTATCATTTTGATCTTCCTTCCTGCTTGTCCCATGGTCCCGCCCTTAGGTGGTTTTATCTTCCTTGTATTTTTCAATTTCCCCAAGTCTTCCCTAAGCCTTTCTCTGGTAGTAAATGTCTACCAGAGCATCTGTTAATCTCTGTGCACAGCCTTCCGTATATTCGGCGGTGCACTTGATCTCTTTTTTCTGCTTTGCCATGCTAAACACCTCCTGTTAAAGATATGCGGTACTGGTTGTACTTGTTTCATGCGGGCCTGCCCCCAAAAGCAGGCCCTCTTTATTACTCCTCTTTAACTACTGTGTCAGCACCCTGGACAGTCACCCATCCATGTTCCTTGCGGGCCTCCATCTCCATCATTTGAATCAGTTCTGGCGTAATGCTTTCAGATTTGAGTCTGTTTGCCTCCGCTTCTCCTCTGGCCTTTTCAATTTCAACCGCTGCGGCTGATTCTGCTTTTACTTTATCTGTCTCGGCCTGTGCTATCGCGGTCTGTTTATCCAGCTCTGCTTTCTCCGCATCCTGCTTTGCCTGTTCTTTTGCCTGCACCTTTTCTTTCAGTGCATCATCTAACTGCACATCAATGATAAGGGCTGACGCAACATTGATTCCATATTCCGGATCCAATTTCTCATTCAGGTATTCCGTGATCGCTTTGCTCACTTCCGACCTCTTTGTGCTGTAAATATCCATAACAGAAAACTGCGGCGTGACCTCTTTTATGTAGGCAATGATGGAGTTCTGTACCATACTGTCCACTATGGCGTCCCCGTCCATGCCATTAAATTTTTCATATAATCCCGTCACCCTGTCGGGCAGGAAATTATAATTCATAGTTATATTAAGTTTGACCATCCCGCCATCTGCAGGGGCATCCACGTGCCAGTCAGCATGTTTTTTCTCTCCGTAATCTGACGGATTGTTACTAAGGACCAACTGCTGCTGTGATACCGGATAGTCTTTCACTTTATCGGTCGGCCCGACAAAATGGAAACCTGGTCCCAGTGTCTTGTCCTTTACTCCGCCCTTCATGGAGTAAACAACCCCCACTTCGCCCTGACCTACGTGGGTCATGGACATGACCGTGTATCCTCCGCCGATCAGTGCCGCCGCGATAATAATTCCTACAATCACTTTTTTCATTCTGTTTCCTCCTGGATCTCTTTTTTTATTTTTTCATAAGCCTCTTTCTCTACATCGAATACTTCCTTTTGCCGTTGCATCCGAATGTAAATTTTGTGGCCTATAAACAAGATTAATAATGCTACCAGCCCAAATGCGGCTGCGGATAATAAAAATATAACCCACATGATTCTCTCCTTACTCCGTCAGGTCTTCTGTGTTGATTTTCTTTTTGCTCCCACCTATAATGTACTTACAGGCCCCCGCCAGGGCCGAGTACGAAAGAAAGAAGATTAGCATGTCAAATAACACGCTTTTATCTTTCCCTGCTAATGAAATAGAAGCACTCGCAATGCTTTATGTTCAACAGCAGGACATTTCAGGACTTTCTCCTGAAGAACTTCTTGACATTTACCAAAAGGCTTATGACAAAATAAAGACATATCACAGAGAAACATGCCAAGAACGTCACCATCTTGGTTGGTCTATTGAATAATTTATAGATTTCAACCATTGCAGTGGTTAATGGTGCCAAGCTACTCTCCACTGCCGTTTGTGACACCTCTGCTAACAGCTCCAACTGTTTGCGGAGGATTTCTTCATCCGTCATACCGTGAATCGGCTCTTCCATTTCACATCACCTCCGTAGCATAAAAACCTAATGCCTTTGCTATCTCCTTGGGATCATACTCTGGCGCATGTTTCCTTGCGTTTTTATCGCCCAGCATCTTGCGATATTTCCAGTAGTCTGTAAATGCCATGTAATTCACCCTTTTCAGGGGGCCTTCGCCCATTACAGCAAATTCTCCGTATCTTTCCCTGTTTGCTTCGATTTCTTTCATATATTTTCTTGCGGTACGGTCGCTGATATGGAACTGTTCACAGATTCCCTTTACATTCATTACTGGATTTCCATACATCTGTTTGATAATGGTCATACTGCTTCCCACCTCCTCTTGTTTTATTAGTTTCTCCTGTCTATAATGTACTTACAGGCGTTGCAGCGCCGAGTACAGAAGAAAGGAGGGTACATAAATGCCTGATAAAATTTATCGAATAAGAGAAATACGGGACGATCAAAGCGGTGAGTCCCAAGTTAATGCTCTTCTCGAAAAAAGCTGGGTATTCATATCAGCTTGTCAAGTTGGTACTCCTGAGGCAATGGATATTGTCTATATCGTCGGGCCTTAGAAGAAGTGTATACAGCTACTTGCCAAGAGGAATCTGCATTATCACATTTTTTTGGGTCAAAATTTCCAGGAATCTGATAATGCCTTGTATCGGAGTGCTTTGTCTGCTTGATAAAGCACTTCATTCATCTGTAAATAACTCATTTTGCTTTTTATTAGCAGTTCGCATATTTTCTCCGCTATATCTGATCCTTCAAGATCATAATCCACAGGTGTTTCGTTGGCCTTAACTATTTCATAAGGTTCTTGCATAATCTTCTCTTTTTCGTGATTTCTGTTCTGTAGTGCTGTTTGAATATTGTTCATTTCTCTCACCTCCTTCTTTCCCCCATTGACACAATTCTTATATTGTTCTTACAGGCCCCCGCCAGGGCCGAGTAAATATGGAGGGAGAATTTTACTCGGATAAAAACAAATTGGTTTATGACTTATCTCTTATATGTGTCAATCAATGTCTGCAAGATATTCAGCCCGCTTCAATGGACGAAGCATGTAAAAATTCCATTGACGCCTTTGAAAAAGCTTATTCTAAAATAAGTGCTTTAATCGAACCAGTCGTTGAAAGACTCAACACAAAATAGTGTTATTTTTTCATTACTTGCAATTGCTTTGACAAGGTCACAAATATCATTTAAATCCTTTACAGTTATTCCTTGCGATGAAAGTTCTTTTACAATTTTCTTCGCGAGGAATACCTTGTCTCTACGTTCCATACCTTACCTCTCTTCCTTTTTGCCGGCTCACAACAATTAACCTTATGGTAGGGGGTGCTTGTCATCCCCTATTCCTTAATTCATGGAGTATCTCATGCAGCAAAGCAGTCTGGTACTTGATTTCTTTTCCGATTAAAGAATCTGGGTTTATATATACCTGTTTCTTTTCCTTCTTCCTTGATTCTTCTACTTCTTTTAACTCATTTTTTTTGAACTCAGAAATTTCCCTTTCAATATCCATTGTATTTTTCCTTTCATTATGCCGTTTCCGTTTTCTTTTCAATTCCATATAATTCATTTGGTTCAACTTCTAAAGCGTTTGCAATTCTTATAACATCTAAATCTGTAATAATTTTTCTGCCATTTAGCATATTGCTGAACACTTTTCCGTCATAATCTGCCTTCTTTGCTATAGCTCCCTGCTTTAGACACTTCTGCTCAATAATTTTCTTTGCATTTTCTGCAACAATTGACCTAACCAAATAACCACCTCCCATATTTTTTGTATAAGATTCTTGTACTTCATTTGTATTATATTATCCTTTTCTTGAACTGTCAATATGCTTTCTCAATTTTCTTATACTTTTTATTGACAGTTCAAGAAACTGGGAGTATTCTATGATTATAGAGGAGGTGTAATTGTGGGAATAGGAAAAAGAATCAAGGAGGCCCGTAACGCCCTTAATATGACACAAGAAGAACTTGCAAAACTTCTTGGCGTTACTAAAGGTGCTGTAGCTAACTATGAAAATGAAACGAGCCATCCTAAAGAGCCAGTTATGTATAAAATGTTTGAAGCTTTACAGGTTGATGCAAATTATCTATTTCAAGATGTTGTCAATATACCAAAAAAAAATAATGACGTTACTATTTCAGAATATGAACATATAGAAAAGTATCGTTACCTAGATACAAATGGGCAGGAATTAATCGACCTTATACTTAACAGGGAATTTAATCGCACAAAAATATTAAAAGAAAAAGAAGAACAGCTTGCAGAACTTAATAAAGCAACATTGCCTAGATACGTTGTAACTTATTATCAGCGTATGGCCTCTGCTGGAAAAGGAATGTTTTTATTTGATGATATACCAACGGACCTTATTGAAGTTCCCGACACGCCAGTAGCTCACATGGCTGATTTTGTTATCGAGGTAATCGGTGATAGTATGGAACCCACATATCATGATGGAGATAAAGTATTTGTGAAAAAACTTGATGAAATGCCTAACGGTAATATTGGCATTTTCATAAAAGGCAATGATTGCTTTATCAAAGAATTGGGAGTTGACCGCTTAATATCTCATAATAAGGATTATCCAGATATACCAGCCAGTGAAGATATTCGGCTTGTTGGAAAAGTTTTAGGAAGGGTGGATGAATTTGACTTATAAAGAATTTTTAGAATATCTCGAAAACGATTTTGATGGTTATGAGATTTTTATGGAAAAGGCTACTGAATATCAACAAAATAAGAATCAAAAAAGGCCATCAAAAAGCCGTTGGAATCCCGGTAAAGTCGAAAAGGCCACAAATGAAATGTGGAAGAAAGCCATGCAACCTTTATATGATAATTTAAAGCGCGAGGTCAAATCTGCTATATCATATAAATGGATAGAATACATTGAACAACATGAAGTTCTGGAAGGGCTACGTGATGCAATGGCAGACCTCAATTTTGATGAAGCAAGTTGATTTCAAGTAAATAAAAGGAAAAGGTGATTACATTGGCAAAAGCAAAAAATATGGTAATCGCAGGTGATTATATTAATAACCCTGTAATAATCACCACAGGGATACCACAAATAATAATTAACTTTAAAGGCAAATGTGTAAAATTAGACTACCATAATGTTTCAGCATATGAACTCATTACAGATGAACACAGGAAAAGCGCTGCCTCTGGTGTTGCCAGGGGGATTGTTGGAGGAACTCTGCTCGGCCCCGTCGGTATGCTTGCCGGTGGTTTATCTGCAAAAAGCAAAGGTATATACCAAGTTGCTATAGAATTCAAAAATGGTAAAAAAAGCTTGCTGGAGAGACTATGAAGAAAAGTCTGTAAATAAGATTCTTCTATGATAATGAGTGGTGAAAAGTCTTAAGAATAGGCTTTTC